CTTCCTTTCGAAGGTTGGCCCAGGAGGCCGGGTTCAGGACAACGGCGAAGTCAGCAAAGACTTGTGGCCATTATTGTTGGTGAGGATGGATTGTCCGCCTACGGCGTTCAATACGTCTGCCGTCCGGCTGCATAAAGCGCGGCAACCTCGGCATTATCCAGGACATGATCCCACAGACGCACATCCCCGAAGCGCCCGTTATATGATCCGTCACCAACACTTTCCTTCGGAACGGCCAAAGGATAAGCGCCGAGGATCAGAGGCCAGTCATTCGTTGTCTGTTTTGGTGTTGAAACCCAAGTCAGACCCACTGAGGCGGCATAGTTGTTGGCGATGGAACGCCACTGAGACGCCCCAAATCGCAGCGAAAAATGATACCACTCATCATTGACCGGAGCGCTCCCATTTGCTGAGGCTGCCCCACCACTCGACGTCCTGACCGAATACTGCATGAGCGTGCTGCCTTCCCGGCGCAGCAGCCAGCTCCCTTGAGTTCCCCCGGTCACCGGCTGGGCGTCACCCATCCCTGCATAGGCCGCATAGGTGTGAGACGTTGACCGCATAAGCGCCCAGAACGTCAGAGTAGCGCCGGTCAACGCCTTGAAGTCAGCAAGGCCGGGCGGCTCTACGACCAGCGCGCCGCCCACCATCTCCCCGGTCCAGTTGACGACCGGAGCCCCGGAATTCATGATCCACATGGGCGCTGCGCCAACGACATCTGCAATCATGCCCGAGGCATCCGCCCCACCGTCCGGGTTCCAGGCATGGATGACACCCGGCTCGAAAGCGGGGCCAGAGGGGTCCACGGTATAAGATCCCGTCGAAGGCGTATTCGGGCGGATATTGTCCGCCCCCCGGCGCAGCCCCCTGGACGGCATCAGAAGCCCGCGCGTGTTCTGCTTGTAAATGGTCAACGCTAGACCCCTTGCAGGCTATTTCCGAGCTCAGTCAAACGCGCATCGCTGTCAATTACGCCCGCCAGCCGCAAGATGACCAGCGCGGATTGCACGACCGGGTGAGTCCCTTCCAGCAACATTCCAGCCTGAAGCCGGATCATCTCGGAAACCGTCCGCACACTTACGTCCGCCGCATCGATGGCCGCAAAATATCGTGAGCGCTCGGCCTCTGTGAACATGGCAAAAATCTGATAAGGGGCGAAGCGCGGCACCGTCGCCGGCGGCACGAACACCCCGCCCGACCAGATATAACCTGTAGCGATATCCATGCCCGCGTCGGGATAAATCACCTCGCCGTCCGGGTAAGCCTCTTTCAGGGCTGAAATGTTCCCTACGGCCAGACCTCCGCCGGCCTGAACAGCGCTCACGTCCCCCGCAAACAAGACCTCATGCTGGGGCCGGATGATCGCGATGCGGACCGTCTGCGCTGGCGCGCCCATCTTGTCCGATAGTGTCGCCATCACGCATACTCCCAATTGGTATTTGCAGCGTCATAGACGAGGCCAAACGGGCCGGAGAACGCCGCATTGAGCACAAAGTCCGAGGCGAGCCCGCCGATTGTGTTGCCGTTCCGGCCAAGCGTTATGTTGTTCGTGGCGGCATTCCCGTCCGCGTCCGTGACCTGCACAAGGTCGCCGTCGGACGGCGCCGCCGGGAGCGTGATCGTGACGGCCGCCGTACCCGTCCGGACCCGGCACCAGACATTCCCCGACCCGAGCGTAATATTGGCCGCGACCTTGATCTGCTGCAGCAGGTAGAAGGCCGGGACTGCATCCGAGATCACATAAAGCGTCTTGGCATCCGGCGGGCTCAGCGCCGCATAGGCGGCCTGCGTCAGATAGCGGATCGAGGCGAAATCATCCGAAGCCACCATAGCGGCCACCGCGTCCGGACCGAGGCCGACCCCGAGGCGCTGCTCATCCGTGATGAGGTAGGGCTCGCGGGCCTTGAGCTGGCCCGCAGCGCCCGCCGCATCGATCAGGGCACGCGTGCCGGACTTGATGAGGATCTCGTTTGCCATGGCCTAGAACGTGCCTCCGTCCAGCACGATATTGTTGATCGTACCTCCCGTGATGGCCACCGCTGACGCAGCCTGAGACGCCATGGTGCCCGCGTCCGTGATGTCGGACAGCGTGTGCGTATGAGCCGAGGGCGCGAACGTCGCAGGCTTCCCCGCGATGGTCGACCAGTCCGGCGTCCGGTCCGCCATTTCGACATAGGAAGCCTCCAGCGTCTTGTCGCCGGTGCCCGTATAGCGCCACTCCCGCCCGTCCGTGGTGACGACGGACGTTCCACCCGAAATCTCCGCCTGTTGCGGGGCCGTCAGGTCCGCGATGGCGCCGCTGGAAATAACCGGGGCCGCAAACAGGACGGCAGGCAGGCGAGCCGGATCAATCGTGCCCGTGGTGACCTTGGCGGCATCATGATCGGCCGGGGTAAACTCTGCCGGCTTGCCCGTTACGCCTGTCCACGCCACCGCGTCCGCCACGGCTGCCGCATCCACTTTCCCGTCATCGTTCGAATCGTAGACGGATTTCAGCATGTCGCCGCCGCCCGCCGCCCCGACCGCGTTCTGGACGAAAGCGGTTGTCGCGATTCGGGTCGTATTGTCGCCGCCGGTTGGGGTTGTCGCGGTGGGCGCGCCGGTCAGGACCGCATTGTCTTTCTTGGCGAAATAGCCTTCGCCACCGACGGGCACGACGGACGTGGCATTGCCGCCACCATCATCGCCCTTGCCGCCATAGATCGTGTCGTCGGCCATGTTCCAGGCCAGCTCACCGGATTTCAGGGCAGCAGGCGCGCCCGCCGCACCTGAAACCCGGCGCTTCAGTTTAACGTCATTTGCCATCAGAAAAATCCTCCATCGATGGTGGTGACTTCGCCGGCAGGGCCGACAAGACTTGCGAGCCATTCCGCTTCGGTCCCGGCAAAGCCGAGGGCGACAGCGACCTCATAGGCCGACGGGCCATCCGGCCCCATCGGCCCGGCGACGCGGATCTGGCGATAGGATGCATGCACGGGCTCGCCCGGCAGGAAGGACACAGAGGCATAGGCTGCCGTCGGCGTCAGTGTGGCATAGGCATTAGCCGACATCGCGGGTCACCGCCTTTCTCACCGGCCAGCGCCAGAGGCCCGGGACATGGTCGCGGACAGCGCCATCGATGCGCACGAAGTCAAACACGACGGATGTGTCGGGCGCCATGTTCGCCGTCGCCGATGCCGGCACCTGCACGGTCACCAGCGTCTCCGCAACGCCGCGCGCGATCGTGATCGTGGTATCCTCCGTGCGCGCCGTAAACAGCGGCGTGTCCGAATCCACCCTTGCCCGGAACTGCGCGACCAGCGCGCCCGCCTCAAGGCTCACTGCATCCGCAAAATCATTGGGAAAGGCAATCGGCAGGCTGGCATCATAGCCAGGCGCGATTGGCTCGACAGGAAATTCCATATTTCTCGCTCCGCTTTATAACGTGTGACGTGGGCCAGGAATCGTCCCGGTCGCGGACTATTCAGGGCAGCGGGCGGACCGCTCACCGGCAGCAAAGCAGCCGCAGACCGGATAGGCACTGGCATCCGTGCGGGCATCACACCAGACCCTCAACCGCTGTGCACGTTGCTCCTGCGTGTCGCCCGGCACCGCGAGTGGCGGAACATCCTGTCGCACGGGCGGATGATAGGGCGTGACCGGGCTTGCCTGCGGGCGCTGATGACAGCCCGCCAGCAAGACGAGTGCAGCCGGAAAAAGGATTGAGCGGCGCATAGGAGCCTCCTTGGCTTTCAAAGATTGGTCACGTCGACCACGATCAGGCCCGGCGACGGATCTGCAACATCCGTCCCGGCAGACCCGACCGTGTAACTTTCAAATATCACCGGGAAGAGGCCCAGGCTGGTCGCGCTCAGCTGGCGCAGACCAGACAGGCGCGACGTGTAGGTCACCGAGCCGAAACCGAGATCCAGATACGACTCGCTGAAAGCGGCCGCCGTCTGGATTCCGGCATAAGATCGCCCGGAAGGCAGGCCCGAAACCCCGCCGGACGCGTTAAAGCCCGCGATCCGCATCGGCGCGACATCGCTATGATAAACCACGTCGCCGGCCGCATTGAAGACCTTCAGACCCGCCGGACTGGTAACGGGCGTCTGGTAATAGTCGAACACCCAATAATCGAACGTCGCGCCCGCAGCGCCATAATAATAGAACGTCCACGTCGATCCGGAAACGCTGACCCGCCAGAGGCAAACAATCGAGTCCCCCGGATTGATCGCCACCATGGGCGCCTCGGCACCCGTGACCGTGATCGCCGCAAATTGCCCGCTGGCCGCACCGCCGGCCGCCAAATTGCACGTCGCCGAGCCCTTCGATATGAACGAAAAATTCCGGTAGTCGCTGTCAATCTGGACGATGCCGTCATCATTATAGATCCGAAGCCCGGCTGCCATCAGAATACCCCGTAAACGAGTTTTTGATTTGTGCCGGATCGTCCGCCCCAGGACCAACTTAACCGATTGAGGCCAGCGTCAAAGCTGAAGGCCGGATTGTAGGTCGCATAAGATGCCAGCGCGGTGCACATCCATAACGGTTCGCCCTGCGCAAACCCCGCATCCGTGACAGATCCATCCACGCCGCCCGTGATCGTCAGCACGCCAAGAATTGTGCCATGACGTTGCGAGGTGTCGACGATGAGATTGCCCGCGGCATCCCATACGCGAAGCCCGTGCGCCATCAGGTAAACACTCCCAGGAGCACGCGCAGGCGCGTCGCATCATAGACCCGGATCTGGTTGTCCTGGATCTCGGTGCGCGCACCAGACGTGGCCGTCCGCAGCAGGCCGATCGTGCCGGTAACGGCAGAAAGCGACGTGACATTGAGCGCCCCTGCAGTCACCGAGCCATTGACCAGCAGGGCCCCATCGAGCACCAGCGCGAGGATCTCCCAAGCCGACCCGTTCCAGATCCGTGTCTGGCTGAAGGCTGGCGAAGCAGAGTGGATCGTCACCCGGTCGCCAAGGACCTTGCTATAGCCAGAGGCCGAGATCGCATTGTTGGCGACTGTATCCGACCAGGCCGTGCCGGACGCGAAGAAGAGCTGCGCGCCGCGCGGGCCGGTGGCGCCTGTTGGCCCGGTTGGCCCCGCCGGGCCTGTTGCGCCTGTTGCGCCTGTTGCCCCGGTCGCACCCGTTGCACCCGTTGCGCCAGTCGCACCATTCTGGGCAAGGATCACCGGCGCGGTCCATGTCAGCGTGCTGTCGGTGCCCGTCACGCCCACAATGCTCGCCAGCGCCCGTGAGGTCCAGACGGCCTCCGTTCCGGACGGCACGCTCGCCGACCAGAGGGAGGGCGGCGAGAGCACCTGCGAGCCAAAATTATAGCTGCCGCCCGTCGGCGTGCCCGGCGCTGAGGAGGCCCGGCGATAGATCGAGGCCTGGAAGGTCGAGACGCCATCCGCGCCCGGCGAGCCGTCAAGCCCGGCTGCGCCATCCTCTGCGATCCGGAAAGGCGCCGCCCATGCGCCCGCTATGACCGATCCGGTGTCGCCGGTAATCGAGAAAACGTACCGCGTCCCGTAAATCGGATCGGACCCGGCCGGCACATCGAGCGCCCAGCCTGAGGGCGGCGTCAGGACATTGGTTCCAAAATTGAACGATCCGCCAGACGGCGCCGAAGGCGCGGAGGCCGAGCGCCTGAAAATGATCGCGGTATAAACGGACTTCCCCGCCGAACCGTCCGCACCCGGCGCGCCGTCTGCACCGTCTGCACCGTTGGCACCGTCCGCGCCATTCACCGCCACCAGCCCCGGCGCCGACCATGTTATGTCCGCATCCGTCCCGGACGTGCCGGTGATACGGGCAATCGCCACGCTGCTATAGAGCGGGTCTGACCCGCCCGGTATTGTCGCCGACCAGAGCGAGGGCGGCGTCAGCGTGAGCGTGTCGAAATCGAACGATCCGCCAGACGGCGCCGCAGGGGCTGAGCTGGCGCGCCGATAGACCGAGAGCTGCGCAACCGTGTTGCCGTTCGCACCATCGACGCCATCGACGCCCGCTGCGCCGGCATGCGCCAGAATGTAAGCCTCCAACGCGCTGCCCGGCACGAGATCCATTGCCGAGCCTGAGACATCCGCAGCCGGCAGCATTACGTCCGCCACCCGGACGCGCGGGCTGAGCTGCTGATCGGCACCCTTGAAGTAGACCTCGACATCAAGCCGCGCACCGGCAGCCAGGCCCCGGATCTCGGCCGTCGCAAGCTCGGCCGGGACACTGGCCGCCAGCACGAAAGGCGGCTGGTCGATCTCAGCAAGGCGGCCCCCGAACTCATCGACCGCCACCCGGCGCAGCTCGATCGCAAACTGCTCGACCTGCACATCCTCGACCGGATCAGCGGAAACCGTGAGCAGCGGCCGCTGCGAGCCGCCTGCGCCCTCCTCGGTGGATCCAACGGCCGTAACACTGGTCGGCGTATCGAGCGCGGCCAGCGCAGCGACAGGATCAATCAGTAAATAGGGCCCGATATCGCCTCCCGGCGCGACCGCTGCAATCCGGTAAATCCACGAGTCACCCGCCTGCCCGGCCGCGACCGTGAGCTGGCGCTCAGTTGACGCGAGATCCGGCAAGGCCTGCCAGACGCCGGTCTCGGTATCGCCCGCGTCCGGCGCGATCGCACGCGAGGCCACCAGATAAGCGATCTCGCCGCGCTCGCCCGGCACCGGCCGGAAGTGAATAACCGTCTGGTCGAGGTTTTGCCCGATCGAAACGAGCTCCAGCGCCGGCGCCCGTATGAAGGCCGGGCGCTCATAGGCGGGCGTATAGGCCGGGATCGTGAGCCCGGTTTCATCGAAGCGCGCCGGCGCGTAATTCACCAGCTCCAGCCTGAGCCAGTTTTCATCGACGGCCTCGATATTCTCGACCAGTCCATCAAGGCGCGAGTAGCCCTGCACGCCGAAGATATAGCCGTCACCGGCCTGCGGCTTGTCGCTTCCGGTGATCGGCGCGGAAAACTCAATCCGCTCACTGACCGCGTCCGCCACAACCGAAACGGCCAGCGCATTACTGATCTCTTCGGCCAGGCCGGGGGCGCCTTGCCGCATCCATTGCAGCACCAGCGAGTCGCCCGTGGTTTGCTCCACCGGCTGGTCGAGCGTCACCGCCGTCACATTGCCACTACCATCGGTTTCGATCGAGCGGATCCATCCGCTGGCCCGGCCGACTTCCACCACTCGCGTGCGGATGCCGACCCATCGGCCAAGGCGAACCGACGTGTCGACGGCATCGACCGGGACCTCAGCCGTTATGTTCCGGTTCTGCATCCGGCTATTGCGATAGTTGCGCGCAACCAGCCGGTGCACCGCATCCCAATGCACAACACCGGGAATCTGGATCGGATCGAAGCGCGTCGCCGTGGCCTCGGTATATCCGTCGACATAGACGATCACCTCACGGGTGCGGTAACCATCGGCGGCGTCATTGAACTGGACCCGGAACCCATGCGGTGGCCGCGAGAGCTGCTTGAGCGCCTTCACGTTGCGCGCCACACGATCCGAGATCACCGCCACCGGCGCCAGCTGCGGCGCGTCCACAACGGCCGTCAGCTTATTGCCGATAAAGGCTGCCCGTCCGCAGGCCGAATAGGCGATGGTTTCGACAGCCTCATCGATCGTCGCCGCCTGCTCGAAGACATGGTCGAAGGTCCAGCCATTGTCGGCAGCATCCTTGGCCGATGCCGCGAAGCTCGGCCAGTCGATGGCCGTATCGGCCAAGGGTGTGCGCCCCTCGAATCCGTTGCGGTAAAGCCAGAGGATCTGTTCCCAGGCATTGCTCGACGCGGCAGCACCCGTGACGCTGGCGGCCGTGGCGGTGGAAAGGTCGCCGCCCGACAGGAAACCGCTATCGAAACGCGGGATCAGGCGCGCGACCAATGCGTTCAGCGTCTGGATCCGGCCCTGCGTTTCATCGGTGCCCTTGAAGCGGAACACCGAATAGGCCACATCGTCCCGCGTTACCGGCCGGCCCGGCCGGCGGCTTTCCAGCACCTGCCACACCATGTCGTCAACCGTGCGGTCCGTCTCGGGATCACCGTCGATCGAGGACCTGCGCACCTCGATATCATAGGCACCGGCAGACGGCAGATCGATCGTGATGGCCCGGAAAAAGGGCTGATTGAGCTTTTTCGCACTAAAGCCATATTTGCCGGCGCCGGGATAGACGCCGCCGCGCAGCGGCCAGTAAACCGAATTTCCCGGCGGGCTTTGCCAGCTGCCATAGACTTCAGAGCCCGCCGAGCCCGTCACCGTCCGGTAACGAATCTCGATCTGGCTGGCCCATTGCTCGGACTTGCCCTTTTTCGAGGTATGACCGAGCCCGGTCGGAAAGCCGATGATAATGGACGCCTGCGTGGCGTCCGAGATCGTGCGGCGGCTTTCCCAATCGACCGGCGAGGAGAGGGATGCACCGACCGCTTCCTGGAACACCTCGGCCGGATAAAGCGTCGGGTGCGGATCACTGGCGACAAGCCGGTGCTGCATCTGGACGCCATCGATCGCGGAGATTGGCGTGTCGCCGACCTTGATATCGGAGAGCGCTACACCGATCGGGCCCCATTCGACCACCATGCGATAATAGAAGTCATCGCCGACAATTTCCTGATACCCCCGCGCGACCTGCCGAGGGAAAATGCGGCGCGTGCCGAGCGACAGGATAATCGGATCGAAGGGCCGGAACTGGTTGCCTGCACCGTCGATATTGTAAACGGGATTGATCTTGTCCTGCGCCGGCGCCGAGGGCGGCTTCACCAGCGCACTGATGGCCAGCTGGCCCACTGTCGAGACGGCTGCGGCGGCAAAATACGCGCCCGCCGAGCCTTGCGCGAAGCCAGAGCCAAGCACGCCCGCGAGCGCGCCCCCGCTGATCCAGAACGCGACCACCATGACAAAGATGGTGAGCACCGTTGTCAGGATCTTGTTCCCGGAATCGCCGCCGCCCTGCGGCACGATACAGATGGCAACATGCTGGCCATTGCGGATCCGGACAGAGGACCAGTCCGCCTCGGCAACCTCTTCGCCGTCTACAACCGCCACGGCGAACTCGCGCGCGACCGGATCGAGGCCGATCCGGTCGACCAGAAGGGCGAGGGTTTCGCCGGGCTTCACTTCCACCAGAAGCGGCGGACGCGGATCGAAGGGATCCTCGCGCACCGCCGCAAACATCGGCATCGACGCGGCGGAGGCATCAGGCCGGAAGGTAGAAGTCGCTAACTGCATGGGCATAATCGAAGTCGCCTAGATCGGAGATTATCGTGCCGGCCTTTTCCGAGGCGTGCAGGAACCGTCCCTGCCCAAGATAAAGACCGCAATGCACCGGCCGGCGGCCGATGCGGAAAAGGACGATGGCACCGGCTGGCCGATCCGGTGCCCGGCGATAGGGCGCAAGGCCCTCGGTGAAGTGCGCAGTAAACATGGCCGCCGGAGACTGGCGATCATCGTGCGCATACCGGCCGAGCGAATTGATCTCCGGCGTGCCGAGGGCGAGCGCCTGGCTGACTTCCGCGCAGCCGAGGCAATCCCATCCCCGCACCGGATCCCGGCCGCGCAGCACCCAATCGGTGCCGATCACGCCGGGCAAGAAAGAAAAGTCAGGCATAGCCGGCCGGAAAATTGCTCGGATTATTTGTGATGCCGATAAGCGGGCCGGAGGTGCGAGGCCGGCCGATCCCGGCGGTAACTTCGCGGGTCGTCCAGCTGGCCTGCACCATCTCGAAGTCCGGGTAAGCGTTAATCACCGTGTCCGGATCATGAGCGAAGACGCGCTCGATCGTGACGACAGGCGGCTCGGTGAGTGTTTCGATCGCATATGTAATGCGGCTGTCCACATTATCGATCGAGAGGCTGAGCGTGCCGGCCGTGTCCCCCTGACCCGGCGGCTTGACCCGGAAATAGGCGGCATAAAAGATCTGGCCGCGCGAGGTGAAATTGCGGCGCCAATTGGCCACGCGCAGAACGCCAGAGGCATCGATCGCGTCGACCTGCCCGTAAAGGCTGGCGAGATCTGCATGCCCGATCGTGGCGAGCCAGATAGGGATTCGAGTGTGGACGCGGCCCGTCATGCGATAGCCTCCAGATAGATGCGAAATGACACCGCCCACAAGGCAGAGCGCGCCGGGCGGATCTTGTAGGTGCCGTCAAAGCTGCCGAGATGCGTGCCGCCGGCGAGATCCGGAAAGACGACATCGCACACGCCAAAGCCGGCATCCGTTTCAAACCATGTTTCCAGATCCGCGAGCTGCTGCGCGGTGAGATTGAGCTCGATATCGGTACTCGCGCCCTCGGCCCGGCTTGAAAGCGCCTGACGCTGCAGGGCATTGTCCGGGCTGCGGATAACCTGATCGAAGGGCTCGGAGGCGAACCCGGTTCGCTGCGGGCGGAACGGAACCGCAGCAGGCCAGGCCGCCGGGGCCGCGTCCTCCAGCGCCGCAAGAGCTGCCAGCCCGGCCGGCGCTGGATCCGGCGGAGCGCAGTCAATGTCGAGCTGGTAACGCCACCGGCTCGGTGTGAGGCTGAGCTTCGGCTGAGCCGCAAAGCGGGCGATCACGGGCCGGCCATTGTCCGTAATCGACCAGTTGAAGCGGCCCATGCCCCGGTCGAGCGTTTCGCGGCGCCAGAGCTCGAAAACCCCGGCCTCGGCCGGTGTGAGGGACAACACGCCCCGCACCCTTTGGCCCGCCGCACCATCGATCAGGAAGCGCAGGGGCGGACCTGCATCTACAGTCATTCTTCTGACCAGATCCTGCGGGTCGCGCGAATAGGCGGTGCGCTGCAGTTTCATCGGGACGCCGGCGGGCCAGTCAACAGGAATCATTCAAGCCCCCACCGGTTGCAGGCCATAGCGGCGCTTGAACTCGGAGTCGAACACCCCGCCGCGCACCATGTCCTTCATGCTTTTGCGAATATCGATACTTACCTCAGGCCCGTCCTTCCCATCACGTTTTTCGGTCGAAACCTCCGCACCCGCATGATTGTTGATCACAACCTTAAGCTCGCCCTGACCCTTGCCGCCGGAAAGGGCCCGGCCGACAAGCCCGGCCATCTGCTGGCGCTCGGCAGCCATACCCGCCACCTGCCCCGCAATATTCATGCGGCCGGAGGCTGTCAGGATCGTCTCGGAGTCCCGCACGACCTGCAGGTGCTCGCCGGGCATCATGCCGCGCCCCAGATTGCGCCGGGCGGGTGGTTGCGCCCCGGATCCGCCAGAATGCGACTGTCCGACAATATGCACCGGAGGCGCCGCCGGGGACGCACCTGCGCCACCACCGAAAAAGCTGGCAATCTGCGAAATAAAGCCACCGCCACCGCCGCCCTTGCCGCCCATCAGGAAGTCGAGGAAACCGCCAGCACTGGCGCCGCCGCCCATTTTGGTCTGAGCCGCCAGATAGTTGCGCACCATATCGACCAGCATGGCCGAGAAAGCCCGCCCCAGATCGCTCAGGGTCTTGATCCGGCCCGCCTGGATCCCGTCGAGGATCTGCTCGGCCTGGCCGAGCAGGCCGGTGCTGTTCGCCGCCTCCCTGAGACGGTCAGCATAGAGCTTCAGCCAATCGGTAGCGTCATCGCCCTGCAGCTGACCGGACTTCACCAGCGCATTGACCCGCTCCTGCTCGCGCTGGAGCTTTTCGGCTGGCGTGAGCGCGTCGGTCGCAGCCTGCCCCAGATCGCCCCGGATCTTTTCAGCGTCGGCATAACCCGGCTTGGACTTGGTTTCCGCATCACGCGCCGCGCCAAGCTGCTTTTGCAGCTCAGCCAGCGACGCATTGTAGAGATCTACCTCGATCCGCCCGGCCGCAAAGTCCGACTTGAGATCGATGATCTTGCGATTGACCTGATCCACCGGAGAGAGCGTGCTTGCGAGCAGGCCCTGCCACTGCTTTGTCGCATCCGTAAGGCCGGAGAGGCTGTCTTTCACTTTCTTGACCGCCGCATCATATTGCGACTGAGAGATCAGCCCCTCATCGAGCAGCTTTTTATAGTTGGCCGTCTGCTCGGCAAGATAGAGCGTGTAATCGCCAAGATCCTTTTGCAGCTTGGCAGCCTCGCGCCTCAGGGCATTAAGCTCGGCGACCCGCTTCGGATCGACCTCCACGGCCGCATCCTCCCCGCTGCCCCGGCGCGCCATCTCTGCATTGATAATGCCAAGGAGGCGGCGCGACTCGATGCCTTCCTTCGCATACGGATTCACAACAAAGCCGCCGTCATCGCCGGACTTGCTTTTTTGCTCTTCGATCCACTGCTTTTGCTTTTCAGCGAGCTCGGCCAGGCCGGCGGTAAGGTCCGCCTTTTCGGCCTCCAGCTGCTCGGCCGTGCGACGCCGGCGCACCTCTTCGATCTTGTCCCACCGGTCTTCTTCTGCGCGCCGCGCGGCCTCGGCAGCAAACCTGTTGAACTCATCGACCGCGATCTGCGCGCCCGCCTTCCAGCGCAGCGCGGACTCGGCGCCGGTTGTGTCCACAGGCTGGCCTGTTTTTAACGCCTCCTCGATTGCATCGCGGCCGATTCCAATTTCTTCGACACGCTTAGAAAGCAAATTCAGCTGCTTGTCGAACAGGCGATCCGATTTTTCGTCCAACTCTTTGAACATGCCCACAAAGTCGGCGAGGCCGGTGGCGAGATCCGCCATCAGCTGCGCCGATTCCAGCATCACCGGCGCGAGATCGATAAAGGCCTGCTTCAGCTGCAGGTCGATCACCTTGGACGCCTGCCCGAACTGGTTTTCCAGATCTTCAGCCGAGCGGATCAGCTTCTCATCGACCACAAGACCGAGTTCCTTGGCGCGGGCGATCATGCCGTCCATGCCATCCGCCTGCCGCACAAGCAGGCGCGCCACGTCCGCGCCGCCCTTACCGAAGGCGGCGTAAGCAATGGTCGCGCGCTCGGTGGCGGTCTTTGCATTGATGAGCGCGTCGGTCATGATCCGCAGGCGCGCATCATTATCGACTGTATTGCGCAGCATCTCGACCAGCTGCGGGTTGATTTCCTTCAGGCGCGAATAGAGCTCGCCCTGATTGGCCAGCAATTCGGACGTGCGTTTGTCCAGCGCGCGGACCGCCTGCTCAACCTTGGAAAACTCGACGCCCTCATCGATCGCGGCAGAGTTAAGCGCCTGGAACGCATCGGTCGAGAGCAGCAGCGTGTCGGCCGTCTTGCCGATCTTGTCAAAGGCGGAAATGGCCTCGCGCGAGATTTTCATGGCCGCACTGAGCGCCGCCGCCATTGCCCCGATCCCGGCAGCGGCGGCCAGCCCGATCGGGCCGAGATTCGAGAGAACGCTGCCCACGGCCCCGCCGCGATTGGCCATCCCCTGCAGCCCGTCCTTGACCTTGCTGGAGGTAGCATCGAGCGCCTTCAGGCCACTGTTGGCCTTTTTCGTTCCGGCATCGATTTTCTTGGCGGCCTGCTCAAACTCGCCGCCCATCTCGCGGAAGGTCTTGAGCAATTCGTCCTTGCCCTTCGCGCTCAGGCGGATGCTCACATCATTCGTTTTCATGCGTCCGCTTCCGTTTCTGCGATCCGGGCCTGGCCGCGCAGGCGGCCGCCCTCAATCGCCTTGAGGCAGGCATTCAGGAGATCGGCGTCGAGTTCACCGCCCGGATCCGCGATCGCGCGGGCTGCCGCGTAATCCATGCCGGTGCAGATCATCGTCCCGCCATGCGGTGAGAGGACGCCAGCATAGCGCCAGGCCCCCTCGGAGAGCGCCGCACGCCATGCGGCAACGCCCTCGCCCGTCGACGGAGCATTTGCATCGACCGGGCAGACATGCCCATCAGGATTGCGCAGGCCGCGCGAGCAGGCCGTGCCGATATCGGCACACCCGGAACAAAGGGAGAGCCCCCCGCCCCAGAGATATTCTGCCCGGCGGCCTAGGACTTTCCCTCTTCAATGCTCCGGTAAATCGGCACGAGCGCCCGCAAGAGGAAACGCTGCGCCATGGATTGGCCGGTATGCCAGTCCTGCATGACAAGCGCGATCGTCCGGCGATCAAACCTGGCAGGCGACTCGCCATCCTCGCCGAGATAACCGCGCAGCTCAGTGGCCACGATCAGGGCGAGCTCGGTGGCAAGCAGCGTCGCGGAAAGGCCGAGCAGGGCCTCCCCATCGTCGCCGATATCGGCCACCTGCAGGGCGTCGAGGCCATAAGCCTTGCGGACCTCTTCGCTTTCCTGCAGCTCGCGCGCCGCAGCGGAGGCGCGATCGAGCGCGATCTCATGCTGCAGCGCGCTCGCGGGCGTCATCAGGAATTGGACAAGATCCCCGGTCTCTTCGGCGCCAGCAATCGTGACCCAGTCGGCCGGCTTTCTCTGAAGTGTTCGCGCCATGACTTAGATCGTATCCAGAGCATTGACCAGCGTGGCCGTGAGCTGCGGCCCGGCCGCAGTCTGCGAGGGAACAATCCGCCCCTGAAATTCAACAGGGCCAGGACCACCGACCACAGGCGAGATCTTTTCGCCCCGGCAATTCGGCATTGCCAGCGTCAGCGAGCGGCTGGCACTGATCGGCACCGTGACGGAGCAGGCAAACGGGGCGCCCTCGGATCCCGCGAACTTGTCCAGCACCGCATTGGCAGCCGCGAGCCGGTCGAGGCGCAGGCGCGGCGTGATCTCGACCGAGGCCTTGCCCGGCATGTAATCGGACGGGAACTTTCCGCCATCGGCGAAGTCTTCGCGCTCCAGATTGTTTGTGTATTGAAAGTTTCCCCCCATGCAGCGGCCGACCGTAACGCCATCAATGGCGAACGTGGCCAGCGTACCGGGCGCCTTGGCGCGGGTAATGACAGTCGGAGCCGGGCCGTCGAAGGTCGAGGCGCCAGCGCCGGTGAGCATGGGCACCTCGCGTGCGACGCAGCCTATCTGCGCTTTCTTGTAGCCGGCCTCCTTGTCGAAGCTGAAGCCGAACGTGTTCGCCTTGACCCCGACAATCGCTTTCCAGCGCTCTTCGCCCATTGGCACCTCCAGCGTGGCCGAAGGCAGCACCGCTGCGCCGGACTTGAAGACGTGCGAGTATGGATCCGCCGCGCCGGTTGTGACGGGCGGGCCGAACAGGAGCTTGAGCCAGAAAGCCAGCGTGTTGACGTCCATGGCAAGATTCAGGTTTCCGGTCGGGTTGGCGAGCGCGGGCGCAGGGTCTGTCGTATCGCGGTCATTATCCACATCGTCGCGGATCTCGTCGTCCTCTTCGAGGCCCTCGCCCGACTGGAACGATTCGTCATAGTAGGGCAGATAATACGCCCCGGTCGTGGCGATCGTTTCAAAATCGGTCTGAAAGGCGCCCGACATAATCAGCTGTTTTCCGCGCAGTGTGGACATTGGTTTTTCCTTTTTCAGGGATCAGGAGGGAGGGAGATCGAGGGCAGAGGCCGTGCCTAGCGGAGCGCGACAGACCGGCCGCCGGCAATGCCGAAATCTGCCTTGTTGGCCCGGCGGGCTTTTCCGGCCGTGACCAGTGCAGCGATCTGATCCGGCGTGCCGCGCACGATACGGCCCGGCGGGATCTCGCCGGCATGTTTCAGCAGCACGGCCATGGCCTCGGCGGGCACAGGTTTCCCGGCCTGGACGTGCTTGCCGGCCTCGGCATCGGGTTTCCTAATATCGTTATTGTCAGGCATCG